GCGCACATGAATATCCAGAGGGATATTTTCTATGGCTTTGTTAAGAAGCTCTGTATTATGTAGTTTTGTGAATATGTTAAAAGTCACACCGCCAGAGAGCATTGAAAGGGCCAGAACTACCAAGCCTTACAACTCCAATACTTTGCACTTAGCTTTGTTCCGGGCTCTGCACAGTTATGTCGCGCATGGAAAGAAGCTTTGCGCTCTGGGATATGTTTCTTGATGCTCATGTTAGGATCGCCAAAGCGTACGAGCTTTACGACGTTTCCTTCTTTCGCCAACACAGCAGACTTCTTTGACGCGCCCGGCGTTGACTTGGGTTTATTATAACCAGAGAATTTCTCGCCACGATATTCCATAATTATTCTTTGGGTAGGGCATACCAGCCCTCAGGAATTGTTATCTTGTTTTGTGATCGGACTTGGTGGCCGCTTGAATCTAAAACCCACACGCGGGCTTTTGTCGACTCTGCTAAGCGCACTGGCTGCCCGTTCGGCACGTAGATTACTCTCGACGAGCAACTCGCGCTCACGAGCGTCAATGCGAGCGAGCAGATTCTGCTTAAGCTTGTCATCTTTTTGTGCATCTTGTGAGGTGAGATCTTTCTGCGACAGTTCATAGAACCATCGCAGAAGTTTCATGACGAGATCTGAAAGAAAGCTCATTCTTTCGTGGACGCATCCTTTGCGAGAATCAAACCAATGCCCGCGCTGATAGCGGTCACGGTCGAAGTGATGTCAAAAGTCGTAGAGGGATCGCCATCAAAGGCAGCTTTCAAGGCGGCTCCAACGGCCACGAGAATAGCTCCGATGCCTGCGATAGTAGTTTTGCGATTATTCATTTGAATTCTTTTCGTTACTGAGATGTGTGTCGAGGTATGCACGAACTGCCGTAAGACCGCTAATTAGCGAACCAAATGCAAGCGCGATTACTTCATACCAGTTCTTTGGCCCATCTTGCGAGGCCCATTCTACAAAAGACGCAGCCATTGGAGTCAATGCTGCGATTGAGAAATAAAGGGCACCCCGAAGATGCCCATTATTTTGAAAGAATTTACCAAGAAATTCTATAAGTGTTTTCATTTCTTACTACGAATAACACGATAAAGAATAATCCCAGAAGTTATGGCTGCAAAGATGGCCGCCAGAGGCGACGCTATCTCTCCGAGAAGTTGCAGATGATTTATGATGGCGCCAACTATTCCGACTGTGGCACCTACTGATGCTTCTGTGTTGTTTGTGTTATTCATCAGAAAAAGTAAAAGGGGCTAGATACCTTAAATACCTAGCCCCTTTGTTTTACTTCTCCAGAGAAAGCTCGGGCTGTTGGGTCGCTTGAGCGGCTTCCATGATCTTGTCAAAGATCGGCAGTCCGACTTTAGCGTTAGCGATACCGCCAGCTTTAATGGCAATGTCGATCAGTTGCAGCACGCCGTTAGCTTCTTCAGGAGTCAGTTCGAATTTAATCATATGGGGATGTGTTTGTTGTTTAGCCGAGGATTGTGTTAGTCATACCATCGACGCTCGGCGGAACATCGCTGGTAGGAAGAATGAGGGGATCGACGATTTGTTCGTCGCGTAGTTTTGGGAGTGGCTTAGAAAGATCTCCAGAGGAGACTCCTTCACTCGCCGCCCACGGCAACGGCGGACTCACCACCGGAGGATTGATCTGGTCGTTGATCTGCTGCGTCACGTTCGCCTCGATGGCCGCTTGATCGACTCCATTGGTGTAGCACCAACCAAGCACCTGCGATTGCGTCAGGTCGGGGTAAGGCGTGAACTCACCACTCGGCGGCTGGAACGAGCAAGAGCCGTAGCAGGTGCCGCTGTATTGATCCTGAGTGCCGTTGCAACGCCAGTCGGCGGTGATTACGACATTCGTTTCAGAGCCTTCGGTGGGTTTGACGAGAAGGCGTTCAATGATCCAGAGGATGGTAGGCATAGTCGTTTAGATTAAGCGGCTGCGATTGTGGTGATGGTGCCAGAGCTTCCACGGAACTTCAGCGCACCGGACTCGACGTAGAGCTGGCCCATGCCAGTGGGTGAAGTAGTGGGAGCGGTAGCGTTTGCAAGACCAAGAACCTTAGCGGCAGAGGTTCCGAATGTCGTAACCCCCACGCCAACGTTGCCGCCACCTTCGCACATGGTAATGTTGTTACCAGCGCGATTGATTGAAAGCGGCTTGTTATACGCTTGAATGTCGCACTGAGTGGCATCGGTATTCATTCCAAGAATACCAGCACCACCAGCGGTTCCTTGAATCGAGAATCGACCAAAACTACTCGGCACAACCCCCACGCCCAACCCCGTAGAGTTGAGGGTCATGGCGGTGCCAGCGACTCCGCCTACGTTTTTCCAAGTTGAAATGCCGGTTGCGTCTATTCCGTAATGGACATTTGTCGCAGCAGTTCCGTTATTGCCGCTGAACTCAAGTCCAGTAACACCTGTTAAATGACCTATCCGCGCTTGAGTAGTTCCACCTTCTTGAAAGTAGATTAGCGCACCATTTGAATTGGCGGAATCAATAACCAGATTAGGGTAGTTATTAGAGCTAACACGAATACCTCCGACAGCAGCTCCAACAATATCCAAGCTGTAACCAGAACCGGGTGTCGCGGTACCAATACCCACCCGATTGTTCGTCGAATCAACCTTCAGCGTCGAGGTGTCCACCGTCAGATCGCCGGTGATGGTGGCGTTTCCTGTTGCTCGTTCCACTTTAAACTGTGGAGTAATCGTCGAACCAACGTAGAAATCGCCAGTAGAACTGCAAACAATTGCATCGCCACTAGTAGTTATACGAGCAGTCGAAATTGTGTCGGTAATTTTATTGAACGTCAGACCGGCATCGCCCCGCAAAGTACCGTCATCATTAAAAATGATTTGATTGTTTGCACTATTGCCCGTCGTAGACGAGCCGATGTTAGTCTCTAAAACAGAGACTTGATCTATGATTCGCTCAATAGCTTTCCGAAGAAGCCAGGCTGAGTCGCCTTTTGGTAGAGTAGATAGAGAAGACATATCATCAAACTTTAGCTGTCCGATTGCCAATCATAGATTGGGTTGCTTTTTATGCTCCTTAAAGAACAAAAAGCAACCCACTCTTTCGAGTGGGCTGGTTGTCTTACTGAATGCCGAGCGGCTGAATGTTGGCGTTATAAGAGCCAGCGCCAGTCGCACTAAACTGCAGACCAAAGGTCGTACCGGCAGGATAGTTCGGCGTGAAGGTAACGGTGCCGCTAGCGGGCAACCGGAACGTAAACACACGACGAGCCTGATTGGTCGCGGCCGGAATGGTGGTGTTAACGGTAGCCAACACGGTGTTAGTATAGCTCTGCACCACACCAGTGAAGTTGGTGAAGGTCATCACTACGTTCGTGGTGTACTGAGTAACGCCAGTGTAAGCAGCGTAAACACGATTAGTGCTGGTCGTAGATTCATTGTCATAGACAACGACAGTGTTTGCAGCAGCGCTCGTATCAGTCAACTGGAGGTTGCTGAGCGACACGCCATTTGTAGCCAATGAGGTGATACCGGACGCGAACGTACCGGAGACGACTTCCGCGACCAGCAAACTAGCCATCGCGAGGAACGTACCTAGATATTTGAACAGATTCTTCATTGTTATAGAGTGTTAAATGTTATTGTTTAAATTACACAAACAGCGACGGAGCGATCTGGCGGCGATAGAGGATAGGAATGATGTTACGAGAAGTGTTGCCAATGATACCGAGCACAGTGTCGGAAATCAGCTGCAAGAACTCACCGTACTTGTTGGTATCGAGGTTGTTCGATCCGTAGTTGACCAGCACGTTGTCGGTCAAGCGAACTTCGCCATTCCAAGTAAGCTGATTGAAACGCTTGCCGTTGATAGCAGCGCCAGTGAACTCGCTGGGCGGCGGTCCCACGTCGATCTGCTCGTAGGCGTTATAACCAATCAAGAACGCAACGCCGATAGCTGCGCGAGCGTAGGCAGGATTGATCACAGTCTGACGAGTCGCATTCGGGGTCGAATAGCCGCTGTCAGGCAGCAACAATTCGATCTCGGGCGCGGGCATGGTGCCGTCCTCAGCAAAACGCAGAGGATAGAACTCTTCGCGGAATATGATGTTCGGCCCGATAGCACCTTGGAAGGAGCTATTCAGGAGGTTCATCGCCAACGGACGAGTGTTCAACACGTGAGCGTCAAACGCAAGACCTTCATAGATCTCAGATCCGCCGCAAAGAACGTACTTGCCCTTCGACATTTCGTTGTCAGCGGGAGCACCATTCTGCATTCCGTCCATCGGAGGAATCATCAGGTAGTTCTTCGCGTAGGAAGCAACAGCCTGAATCTGTCGATAAGACAAGAAACCATTCTCGTCAGAGCCGATCTTAGCAGCCTGAGCAGCAATGTAAGCAGTGTCCTTGATCGCGCTAGTGTCGGTCGGCAGAGCCGCCGGAGCGTTGATCAAAGGCAATTCGCCAACAGTGGTGTTACCAACGACATAAACGAACGGCGAGTTCTGGAACACGTTGTCACGCGTGAAGAAGTCGTAGCCGACAGCGATCTGCTTCGAGAGATCTTCAGCGGCAAACTTCAACTGCTTTGTGCGGAAGTCACGGAACGAAGGCAGGAAGTTGAACTGAGGAGACTCGAAGTTATGACGCTTGACGCGGCTCTGGTTAGTGCGCTCCCAAGTGCTCGCCACGGTCTTGAGCGGCAACTCGGTGATGTTCTTCGGGCGATGAACCTGCGTGACGATCGGAGAGTTTTCCGCGATCACACCCTGCAGGATGTCACCCATGTTCTGTTTCCACTTGATCTTGGGAAACATATCCTTCCAGCGCGACCACATCTGCATCTTCTTGGTCTGCTGCATAGCCATCCAGATCGGAAGGCGATTGTAGTTGGCGATGTCTTGCTGATTCCAAAGGCCACTTGAGCGTGGCAAATCCCATGTTGCTGGCATTGTTATACTTTCGTTTTGTTTGATTTATCAAGGCAACAAAAAAGCCCTGATATCTCAAACGGTTATTGGTTAGGTCTGTCCTAGCCGTAACCGCATAGATAGCAGAGCTTCTAGCGGAATCTCACTGGGAGATTCGGTCTGACAATCGTTGCGTTGCTAACGATATGCCAGTGTGTTAAAGACTAGTCGTCTCCGAACATATCCCCTTCTTTGAGCGGGATATCATCGCCGCCTGTGGATCTTCCCATTGGGCCTGCGCTCGGGAGCGGAATCTTGCCGGGCTTCTGCTTCTGCTGTGCGATATAGCTCTGGAACGACTTAGCCATACGCAGGTTGCCGATCATTGCATAGTGTGCGATCTTGCGAGCATCCTCTGCGGTCACGCTATCGGGTATGATCTTCTCAAGCAGCGGCGCATAGTTCTTCTCTTCGGGCGTGAGTTTGTCGGGATCAATGTCCTTAAAGATCTTCTTGTAGGTGCTGTTAATAAACTCACGCTCTTCTGCGATCTTTGCCTTATAGCGATCGGGGAATGTCTTAAAGCCTGTAAAAGACTTCTCGTAGTTTGTCTGCGCTCTGCGATATGCTTCAGACAGTTCAAACTCGACCGCAGGATCGTGTCCGTTGCGAGAAGGCTCTACGGTCTTAAACACTGGCTCGCCCTGAGCATCATAGCCCGTCAGAAGATCAAAGGCTTTGTTTTGCTTGATCGCGATCAAAGCATTCTTCAGCGAGCCTACTTCAAAGCGATCTGTCTCAAGATCGTTCTGAATCTGTGTGTATTGCTTGTCTAGCTTGTAGGCTTCGGGATGCTGGGTATAGTGCTTGGGAATCTCAGCTTGTTTCTTAAAGGCTTCGTACCATTTAGGAAGCTGATCGCGTACGGCGTTATAGGTCTGGTTAGGGAGTTTCTTCAGCACCGAGACAACTTCATCGGGCAGGTTATTGTAGTCGCGACCTTGTTGCGTCGTGGGTTCGGCCTTGGCTTCAGGAGGAGTTGTTGTGTCTTTGGGCTTGGTAGACTTGATGGCCTCAGAGACATCCTTAGGAAGATCGAAAGGATCTTGCTCTTCTGCGGGCTCGGTGGTTTCTTCTGCTTTGTTTTCTGTAGTAGCTTCAGGTTTTGGCAGAAGCTTATTGACATCAAATGATGTTGAGTCTTCGCCATCAAAATCAAGCGAGATGGCTTGATCGGGCAGAGATGTTGAGGCTTTAGGAGGCAGCGGTGCGCTTGAGGGTCCGCTGTTGATGTTGATGGGCGTACTCGATGCCGCTACTGGCGTCGACGTGTTGACTGGGGATGTGATGTCCATAGGATTTATTGTTGTAACTCTGCGATGTGTTGTTTAATGTCTTCGAGTGTTTTGGCCCGAAGGAGATCTTCTTGAGTTGAGAGACTGCCACAGGCTTTAGCCATGGCACTCTTGAGTCGTCTGTCTTGTTCTTCGTTCAGCCACGCGAGGAAATATAGAGTCTCCACGCTGTTAGCCCAACGAACCCAACTACCCTTGCTTGGTTCCATTTTGTGGCGGAGGTTGTTGAGCCATGCGTTGTTCGACGGCTTGCTGGAGTTGCTGTAGTGACTCGGCTTCAGGCTGGAACTCAGGCTTGAGCTGACCGGTCGCTTCGTCGGTTACGGTGGCCTGAAGAGCTTGAGCAAGGCCTTGGATAAGTTGCATATCGTTGCCTTGATTCATGACCTTCGACCACTGATCGTACTTCTCTGGATAACGCAAGCGAATGTATTCCTTCAGCATCTCTTGACCGATCGGTTGCCCTTGGAACAAAGGCATGTCTTGCTGGAGGTTAGAGATGCGCTGTTGCTTCTCTACGAAGTCAATGTCACCGGCGGGCTTTACTTCAAAGCTCACGCTAAGAAGAGCTTCCTTTTCGACCGGGTCAGAGATCTCTATGAGAAACTTGATCGAGCCTTTCTTTGCTGCGCTTTGGACCACAGGCCACGCCATCGTGAGTGCATCACGCAGGAAGATGCTGAACACTAATGCATCTGTGCCTGTGAGCATACTCTGTTGCTGCTGAGCCGCATCAATCTCAGTCGCAGTTTTGCGAGAATCTTTGCGATTATTGACAGCCCAAGCGACCTGATTGGTCTCCATTGCGTTCTGCTGCACAATGGTCTCAATCCCCTTGAAGATCATAGGGTCGGGCCACGGTGACGTGAAGGCTCGCATTGGAGTCTTCCAGATCGCATTGTTCTTGATCTTGAATTGAAGCTGCGCGGGTGCTGCTCCGTCAAGATTCGTACCGTCAGGCGACCACATTGTGTTGGCTGCTTGAGTACATCCGTTGACCGCCGCAGTCATCAGCGTCGTGGCAGCTTCTTGTTTGTGATAGTCGTTGAGCGCACGACCTTCTACTTCATCGTGTTTGCGATTCTCGATGATCTGGTTGTGCTTGCACGCTATTGGGTAATAGGTGAGATGCACGGGCTTACTAACGTAGGTCGGCTCAGTCATCATCGCAGTCGGGTCGATGTTGACTTCAGGCACTTTCTCTTCGATCCCGTTGCTAAACGGCAAAGGCTGCTTGAGCCATTGTCTTGAATCCTTATAGTACCAGCCGCGATAGACAAAGCCGTTGACCTTTACGAAAGTCTCATAGATCACTAAGTCGTCGCCCACGTTGTTGACTTCAGTCGTCAGCAAACGCTTAGTGATTGCACTGTATGCATCACTGTTCTTGTCAAAGTTTTCAAACGAATCCCAGTGATAGAAACTCACAGCCGTTATGACGTGCTTAACGAGAATCGCCGGGCTATCTTGAATAGACTTCAAGCGACGATCATAGACGATGTCGTTGAACGCGATTGTCTCCATCGCTACACCGCCAAGCTTAGTGTTGTCGGACTTAACCATCATGTAGCCGAGACCGTTAAGCTCAGCCCCGTCGAGCACCTCAATGAAGGGAACTTCCCAGCCGGGATATTGAAGCACACGTGTAAACTCTGCATCGAGATACGCGTTGTCGCCGGGCACAAACGTAGCCATCCGTGGGGATTGCTTCAAGTACGAAAGCAACGGAGGCAACGTCTGATTGATGTTTTGGTGAATGAGTCGGACACCAATGAATGTCTGATTTTCTTGGAGAAGACCCGCCGAACGCATCCGTTCAACATCAGCCTTATTCGAACGCAGACGCCGATTGGTGATCGTAGTCGCCTCTACGGAGCCATGCGATGAAATGTACTGACTGAACAACATACTCGCCGTCGGAAGATCAAGCAGGTTTTTTTGCCCAGCTTGCTCCAAGATAGCGGATGCTTCAGATTTGCTTTGCGGTTCGTTTTCCATGATGATTGAGAGTTATTCTTCCTCGCCAAACATTTCAGCTTCCTTGAGAGGAATGCTGTCTTTTTTCTTAACGACACTCTTAGCGAGTGCCTTGGGTACGGTGGCATTACTGTCGCCGCCTTTGGCCTCGTTGTTTGGGCCCTTGCCGTTGGTGTATTCGTCGCTGTCGGAATCGTTAGGTTCTTCCATCTCAGCGGTCATGTCTTCACCTTCTCCCATATCCATCATTTTCTCCTGCAGATATTTGGTTTCTTCAGGAGAAAGACTGGCTAGAAACTCGTCGATATTATCCATGATTTTTAGTGGTTACGAATTGATGATATTGCCCACGTAATTCTTCACGCGGCTCAGCTGAATTTAGCGTTTCTTGTGCCGGTCTGTGTGTCATCTCACTCCACAGCATTGTGAGCTCTGTCTTTTCGTCAAAGGTTAGCGGTCCTTTCTTGTTCTTTTCGAGGAGTTCTTGGAAGCGACTTTCGGGTTCTGTCGTGTGTATGATGTCCTCCTTAAAAACCGCCAGAGGAACGCTGTCAAAACACAGTGCAAGAGCGTCTGCTCTGTCGGGCGAACTTAGACCACGCGAGCGCATCTCAGCTTTAGGCTCTAAAAGCGTAACGATTCCCTTAACAGAGAAGCCACGCGTGCAAAGCTGTTGGCGAGTAAGATCGTCGCTGACGACAGGAAACGCACGGTCCTCAAGAGCACGCTTAATACGGTTCCAGTTTTCAACGCCTCTGTTCTTGTAGAAATTGGGGTTACTGGATCGAGCTTCGTTTCGTACCGGCACGACATCATAACCTGCATTTTGCACACGCTGCACGATTGGTCGCCCCAGACCACCATCGTCAATGCGTACTTCAGAGGGCGTGACGCTAAATTCTTTAATCCAACTGATGATCTGATTGTGGAGAATTGCCTCGTTGCGAATCTTTGTAGTTCGTAGGTGGAGTTTTCCGTGGATAAAGAAGTACGCCACAGTCTCGTCACCGCCGAGCGATAAGTCGATGCCCGCTCGATTGGGCAATCCAAATGTACGAGATGGATTGTTTGGGTAATTCTCAAAGAGTGTTGAAGAGATGAATGCAGCCTCGTCGAGAGAGGTAAATTCAGCCAGTACTTGACTTCGATAGATGAGGGATTGTTCACCGTGTTCGTCCTTAAGATGCTCGATGTGTTTGCCGAGAAGATGAGGGCAGTCGAATGCGGTGACACGACGCCAGTAAAACTCGCCCATGTTAAGGCGGTTTGGAAAGGTATACTTTGCACGCGTACAACGCTTGAAGAAATGGCCGGAATTCTTGCCGGGCGAGGAGATCTCAAGCCAGTAATTATAGCCTGTAAAACGCGAGAAGGCTTGGAACATTTCGTCGGTGATAGACTTAGCCTCGTTTATGATCACAGCCATCTCTGCGCCCGACTCGTCAAACGGATGTCGCCCTTCGGCTTTGCCGGGGTCATCTGTCACGAAGCATTTGATCTCGCTTCCGGTGTCGTTGCAGGTGATAAGAAACTCTACGATCTCGAATACCTTACGGCCATAGGAAACATTGATCTCTTCGCACACATTCTTTATGTACTTAAACGTCTGATCTTTAAGCTGCTCATACGAAGATGACGTAATGACGCATCGAGAACGGATTTTGGAAAGGCAAAACCAGACAGCGAAGGCGCAAATAACAACCTGATCCTTTCCGCTTCCGTTTGCGGCCACGAGGTTGTAGTATAGCGGAAGCTTGTCGGTGGGTCTTTCTTTGGGCTTATCGAGGTCATTGATATCTGTGTAGCCTGCAAGTTGAAAGAGCGTCTCAGCTTGCCACTGATAGAGCTTTAGATCGGGCCGATGGGCGAGCAATAAATCGGCGGGCGTGTCTATCTGATGCGCTATGTAGCGTCTGTTTTTGGCTGGTTCTGGTTCTTGTTTAGGAACCCCAATAACCCCAATAGGTGGGCTCACCGTCGCTCCTACGTTAGCCTCTTTGCGCTTGGCTGCTTTGCGCTCTTTCTCGGCGGCCTTCTCTGCCTCTATAGAACGCCGCGCCTGAACTAGCTTAAGTGTGTCGGCTGAGATGGGAGTCTTAATCATATTTTAAAGGGCTGGGGTTTTGGCGCCGCAGGCTGTACGTCGATTGGGGATTGGTTAGCTGGGGTTTCTTTGACGGACGCCTTTACGGTTGTTGGGGCCTCGATGACGGTGAGTTCTTTGGCGGTGAGAGATTGGCCGCTTAAGGCCGCTCTTGCGCGCATAGACGCAGACATATAGGCTTCGTTGATCTTAAGCAATAGCTCGCCTGAGCCCACGTTAAGATCGAGATGCCGCTTATGATAACCCCGCTTTGCGCCGTGGGCATACTTAGCCGCGTTCAGGCGGGCATATACGCCAGAGTCTTCGTCGCGCGCTATGTTCTTGATGATGCCCATCATCTCCTTAGCCTCACTTTCAGACACATCGTCGGTGATGTCGTCTTCTTTGAGGGCTTCTTTTCTCAGAACAGCAGAGCCACCAGTCGCCTCTAAAGCAATTCTTACAACAACAGGATCAAC